TCAGCTGCCCGGCGAGGCCTTCTCCCGCTCAATGCGGTCTACTCGCTGGCGAAGGTCTAGGATCACATCTCTGGCGCCGTATACGCTCGTCTGATCTTGTTTCAGTTCATCAATCTGCCGCTGCTGATCAGAATGGATGTTTGCTTGGCTTGTCCATACCCTTTCGAGCTCGGCACGCGGCACCTGGGCCTCGCGAACATCTTTGATGGAAATCTCCATGCGATTACGGTCTTCAGCTCCACGGGCCTGCCGGTATTCCATCTCTTGCCGCGTCACAATCTTTTCCGACAGGGCAAGGACTGCGTTTTCAAGTCGCGACGTGGAGGAATTGATTGGCCAATAAGCCAACCCGCCGATGACGGTGCAGAAAGTAATGGCAACGCCGATTGCCTGCCACTGAGGCTTATTGCGCTCCGACAGGTTGGAAGATAGCGCTGAAATAGAGGTGCGCATCTCGTTGGCAATGGCGGACATGCCATTCTCAACCTGCTTAAACCCGGCGCGCATCTCGGTTTCGAGATCGCTCTGCCGGCGGCCAAGATTGGTGACACGCTCACCGAGCTGCGCAGTGACAGCATCGGTATAGCTGCGCTCGATGTTGCCGTTGTTCGCCATGTCGTCGTTTCCTGCCATTGCCCCAGCCTGTCATGCGATTAAAAGGAAGCCCCGGTCGAAACCGGAGAGCTATTGTCAGAACGGTTTCTCGGTCTGCCGGAGGAGATCGGGAAGCTTGGAGATAATAATTTCCTCAAGACTCTTGGCATCGACCCCGAGCTTTTCGAGCGCTTCCGGGTTCTTCTCCACCACGTATTTCCGAGCTTCCGCTAGGATCGTGTCGTTGATGACGCCGCCGACGTTGGGAAGCCCCGCCTTTCTAAAGGCAAAGCGGATGGCATTGGCGGCCGACTGATGAAGTGCATCACGAAGCTTGGCTTCAATCTCGACCCGCTGCTTTTCGTCCGTCACCTTCAGGAGTGCGATCAGGCGGGCGGCAATCCACGTCACAAGCACCGGCCCGACGGTTGACACCAGCAGCACCACAACGGGCTGTATGATGGTCCATACCTCGTACCAGACCGAGGAAGGGGCAATGACCAGGCCAGCGTCCTGCGCCCATGCCGGAGCGAAGAAGAAGCCGACGATGCAGGTGAGCGCCAGAACCGCGGCAATCAAATACCAGATGCGCACCATGGTCAGCCTCCCACTTTCTGGGCTTCACGTATGGCCGTAGTAATCGTCAGATAGGCCGCAGAAGCCGCCACCAACGTTGTCGCCAGCGTTGCGGTGTCCTTGTTCGCGCAAAGCCGATGAAGGCTGTCATAGGCCGCTTGTGCGGCTGCTCCGGTCTTGGGCTTGAGCTTGTCGGCCACGATGAACGGTTGAAGCACGCCAAAAGCAGTTTCGCCGGCAGCGCATACCTGCGGGAGGCTGTTGCGAATGCCAGTATCGATCGATCCGGTAGACTGGCATGCGGACAAACCAAAGGCTGCCGCCGCCACAATGAGCAGAGACTTGAACATGATCGTTCCTTTGAAGAAGTGGGTTCAGAGTTTCGCGAGGACTTCCGCGCGCAGTTTATCGCCGCAGGCGCGAGCGCCTTTCACGGACAGATCGAAGGCAAGCACGGTGTAATCCCACTTGCCCTTTTGCTGGATACCGAGATTGTGCTGCACTTCAGCATGGGAAAGGACGGTGCGATCCGTGACCTTGATCCCGTATTTGCGGCAGAGATCCGCAACGAGGGATGTGAGCTTGTCCCACTGCGCTCTCGTCATCGGATACTTGCCAGGCATGAACGGAGCCTCGACAGAGCCTCCCATGCAGCAGAGCGAAACGCCGATCGAGCCCGTGTTGCAGTTCAGCGTATGAGCCGCATATCCCTTCTTTGCTGGCGCCTCGTTCAGCTTGATCGACGGAATACCGCGAACCAGATTGCCGTCTGCCTCGATCAGGAGGTGATAGTGGCCTCGGTCGAACTCGGTTGCCTTGTGGGTTCCTGCCGTCCAATGACAGATAATCCGTTCCATCTTAGCCGATGGCATCCAGTCGGCCGGCACCACAGCCTCAGCCTTACTGATAACCGGCGGCACTGGAGTGGGCTTGCTGCCGCCCCGCCGCGCCTCCAACTCATCCAAGGCCTTGTTGATCGCAGCCAAGGTTTCGCCTCCCGCGTCACCGTCTGCACCATACTTGGGCAAAGGGATGCCGAGCGAAATCAAGCGCTGCTGTACCTCGCGTACAGTCGCCATGATCGCCTCCTGATTATGGGTTTTGGGCGCCGGGTTACGGCGTTTTCAAGTTGTAGGTGGCACCATTTTCATGGTGCGACTGCAGGTATGCCCATCACTCGACCGGCGTCACCAAACAACGGCGGATAGCGCTTCGGCGTCCGCCGCTTCCATGACTTCCCGCGTCAGTGCTTCGAGCTTACCTTGGCAGTCGACGATATGCCTTTTTCCGTCGGCTCCAGCTTGCTGGATTTGCGAAGGTGAATGATCTCGAAAAGCCCATTCGCCGTTTTCGTCAGCGCACCAGAACGGCGTTGACCAATCTGCCGGAAGACTAGGAAGGAGGCTGCTGGTTACAGATCCCATCATATTGATTTGGTCTGTCGTCTTGGACGGGTAGAAATGCGAGGTGCCGAGAGCTTCTGAGGAATAACCGGAGACAATGGTGTTTGCACAAGCCCCGGCAAGCTCGGCCGTTTTGTTCGCCTTGAGCTGGTCGATACTTTCTCCTCGGGGCTCCTGAAACTCCCCATTAGAATACCACCACCCGCAAGCGATATTGTCCGGCGCATCTACCATCGTCTTGACAATCGATGGATGGAATAGGTCTTTCAATGGCTGATCGGTTTCGATGATTTCAACGACTTTGGAATTTTCTATACGTGCAAATTTTGTCATCGGAGACCCTCAGTATGAAACTATGACGCCGCCTGCGGCCGGATTACCAATCCAGATGGTGCTACCTTGATATGACAGTAGCCCACCACCTCCGCCCGGCCAAATGGCGGTTCTATCGGAAACCGCCCCCTTGCCACCATTTGGCCCTGCCGCGTCTCCGCCAAAACCAGCCCATTGCCCAGCAGTACGACCATCAGTGCCGCTTTGTCCCTGAAGGTTTATCTGCCCCCCAGTGCCAATACCCCCGTTCCCCGGAACTCCTGCCGATGTTGCCGTTCCGCCCCCGGTAGCCGACAGGAAAGCGCCAAAGGATGATGTTCCACCATCCGCGCCCCCAAATGACCCGGGGGCACCTACCGTCACTGACACAGCATCGCCAGCAGCGAAAAAAAGCCACTCTCCTGCATAACCCCCACCGCCGCCGCCTTCCCCTTCGACGCTGCCGGTAAAATTAGCGGAAGCGCCCCCGCCGCCATAGACTTCGACCCAGTACCACCCCGTGACGGGGGCAGTCCACGTAGACGTCCCGGCGGTGTTAAATACTTGCACCGCGTGTTTTGGCGCGTCCGCCGGCTGTAGAATGAATTGGTCGGAAGAATAGACCAACCGCACAAGTTGACCGGCCCGGCCGTCGTTGGCTACAGGGTCGTTACGGTACGGGGTTTTGATCGGTACCGCCCCTAGACCATTGAGGTTCAGAGTGGCGGCCCCTGGAAGGGCGGATGCCAGCTGCAAATTGACCTCAAGACCGTTGGTCAGGGCTGCAGGAGCCGGGCTCATCGTTGCGGTAATTGCAGCCGCAGTTCCGGTGGCTGCAACAAAGTTGACTTTTCCCGACTGCACTGCGCGGGATAACTGCAAGTCGTCTGCTGGTACGATTCCAGACTTAGTGATGAAATCCACAAGCTCGCGCTGCGGATCTTCTATCGCAGCAGCAGGGACGGGCGATCCTCGCACTGCGCCGGGAACATTCTTGTCAACGTAAGACGCATCCGGATCGGTCGATCCGTAAGGAGCGTGATATTTCATGGGAGATGGCTCCGTTTAATTTGCCAGAACGGGGATCGCCCATGCGGGCGAATGTTGACGCAGGAGGCAAAGCAGCCGCTCCGCCTCACCGAAGGAAAAGAGCGGGTCGTAACCGCACTCGCTTTCACCGCAGCGGAAGTAATCGACGGCAAGGCCCGTGACAGTCACCAGCCAGTAAACCTCCTGCCTGACATCGCCGACAGTGTGTTCGCCGCCGCATTCCGAAAACCCGCATTCGAATATCGCAGGCTCTTCAATAGTGATAGTAAAGCCGAAGGAAGCCGCCAGGCGGATGAAATCCGATGGCGTGATGATGGCGACAGCCATCAGCTTGGCTTCAAGTGCACGCAGCCGCCCCGCAATGCTTTCGTCTTCCGCCCCGCATGCGTCTGGAAGACCGTATTCGACCTCCCAGTCGCCAAGCATCTCGTCTACGCCAAAGACGGTACTTTCGGTGGTGAGCTTGTAAGCGCGGGCATACAGCCATTCCCATGGGGAAATCAGCACCCTGGTAAAGCGAGCAAGCAGGCTCGACAATGACATTGCCTGACCATCGGGTGTCCCGAAGGCTGCGCCCGGCGGCCAGAGTGAAACAGCGCCACCGATAAGATTATCATTGGATGGCGATGACAGGTTATCCCATGCAGCCGGCACGCCACCGGTTGGCGCGCCGGCGCTGGCCGTCGTCGTTACGGTGTTCAGTCCCGGATCACGAGCCAAAGTCGAACTCCCCGTTTATCGGAAACTGGCCACCCGTCAGCACGATATCGCCGACAGGCTCGACGAGAGTGTGCCGCTCCTCTCCGGTCACCGAAGAAATCACTTCGGAATACCAGCTCCGGGAGACCGTGAAACTGTCACCCGTGAGACCTGGACGGCACCTTGCAAGATACATGGCGGTTATGCCGCTTTTGATCGCCGCCCTGATTTCTGCGGTATCGCCTGAAAGCCCGGTGATTGTAACGTCGACTGGCCGGGACACTGGCGCCGTGGCAACGCTATCATCCACTCGAATGAGACGCTGAGCATCGATAACCGCCTGCACCGCCTCCACATCAGAAGCGATCGGAATATTGTCCGGTCGACCGTTGAACAAGAAATGAACCACGACGCCACCGGGAGAGTTTGGAACGCGAAAGGCCCACGCCTTCAATACCCCGGAAACGCCCATCACGATGCGTTCATAATCTGTCAGCGTGCCGCCACCAGGAGGATTGCGCTTGCGCTGCAAGGCTCGCTCTTTCAGACTATCGGCCTCTTCCGCATCTGCACCGCCGCCAAGGCCGTCATCATCGACAACCCAGTTTGTTCCGAGCGTCGGATAAATGCCCGGATCCGCAAGCGTCAGAATGCCCGCGCTCGACCTGTTTCCAGTCGAGCCAAGAACTTCGGCTGCAACAGGCATCGTCATACTGCCATCGGCGGCTGACGTCACGGGTATCGTGGAGACATAGGTCACATTGCCGGAAACGAAACGAATGCCGGACGGATAGGTGGTTAAAGCCGCGCCGGTTCCGTTAATCTCCCCGCTCGCAGCCGTGGCAACCCGCTGGTATATTCCCACCTCGGCGGCATGCAGCTTGATCCACGCCAGGTTCGTCGAGGTCGAAAGCAGTATCTGTTTCGAAAGCCACCCCATACGCAATTCGAACTCATAGGAGATGGCCGCCAGAACCTTGGCAACGATCGTGACGAAATTGTTTTTGAGGGCGGTATCCGTGCCGGGAAGATACCGGCGAAAGGCGCCGCGCACGGCAGCCGAGGCATCATCCAGCGAGCGGATATTCCACGCCATCTATCTGTCTCCATAACAGTCCAAATTTCTGATTGAACACGGCCTCGCCATTGCGCCCATAAAGCGCGATATCGAGGTCGATTCGGTTTTGGGCGCGGTTCGCCGTGGCGATAGCATCGACGCTCGCGACGGCGCCTTGCGTCACAAGCGGCTCAAGAGCTTCGCGCGCATAATCCTGCGCATCTACCTCGATACCGTCATAGATCGCCCGTCTCGTCAGCAGCCACAGCCGCGAACCAAGGACATCCTCGCCGTCGAGGCGGTCGAAACTGTCACCCAACCAGCCACGGTTTTGCTCCCCGTCGCGAAGTTCGCTGTCCTCGACGCGGCGATCAGTCATCAGCAGGATCAAAACCTGCGTTGCCAGTCCCTGCTCAGCCCGGAAATCACCGGGCGCTGTGGAGTGGCCGAAGTCGTTCAGCAGAAGATCACCGACAAGGCCATCCCAGCCGAGATCGGGCGAACGGTAGGTTTCGTCCGCCTCGTCGAGAGGTATGATGCGAAGCATGTGTGTTTTCCTATGCAGGCACGCCCGTTTGACCGCTACCCGGAACCACGCCGGTGTGACGGTGTGTATCGCCGATATCTTTGCCGTTATGCTTGACGGTCCCGCCCTGAATATCGACGCCGTCGGCGGACACCGTTAAGGTCACGCCACCCTTGCGGATCTGGAATGCGGTTCCGGTGACATCCACCACGATGCCGTCACCCATGACGACCTTGATGATATTGCCGGAGGCATCGTAGAGCGCCGAGCCGCCACCCGGTATATCGGTCGGTCGATGGCCCGGATGTTCGAGCCCGAGAACAACCGCGAAATCCGGATTGCCCGGCGATGGCAGCAGAAGACCTTTCGACCCTGACGGTGGCGAAGAAGCAAAGCCATGCGGCTCCGGGCGATGGATACGGGTGTATCCGTCATTGAACATGCCCCGCCCGGAGACAAATTGCTGACCGCCCTTTTCTTCAAGGCGGCCATCGAAGTCGAAACGTATGAAACCGCTCATTCGTCCTCGAAGTCCCCTTCATCGACCGCCGCAGCGGAGTAACCGGATGCCGTCTTGCCGCGCGGATTTTCGCCGCCGAGTGCGCGAGGGTCGGCGAGCGAAAGCGTCGCCTTCGTCATATCACCCTGTTCGAAATCGATATCCTTGATGACCATCCAGCCGTCGAGACCAAGCCAGTCATCGTCAACATAAACAAGGTAGTTCGGCTGCCAGAGTTTACCCGCCTCATCACGCCAGCCGCTAACGACAATGTTTGCGGTCGTGCCGTTGCCTGCCGCCCGTCTGGCGTGCCATGCGGCGCGCTTTTTCATGCGGCCGGTGGATGCTTCGCCCTCGTGCCGCAGGATCAGCGTCCGCTTGCGGCTGATGCCGTTATCCTTCGCCGATGACTGGCCGCGAAACTGCTGTTTATCGCTGCCTTCCGTGGCCTGCCCGCGAACCTTGATATCGCTGTACCGGCCCTTTTCCGTAAAGCTGGCGCTGGATCCCGGCAGGATGTTGACACCCCGTTTCAGCCTGCCAGCATGCTTGCCGGCAGGCTTCGTCGCCAACTTGACGCGACCTTCCGGCGTATCGTGGATAAGAACACCGCGGCCCCTCGAACGACGCTCAATGCTGGAAAACGCGCTCTCCCCGACCATGAGTTTGTGGCGCGCTTCCTTCGGCAGTTCGCTGCCATCCGTCTCAATGCCGATTCCGTGGCTATCCAGATCCTTGGCAATATCGTCTAGGCTCTTGTCGAGAATTTCACCACTCGCATGCTCGGCCGAGCATTCGACGAAATCCACGGTCCGAGAGACAATGCCGCAGGATAGCGACCGGCCTTGCCAATCATATCCGCTATCGACGTCGCGCACATAACCGGTAAGCAACAGATCGCCACTCGCCGTAATCTTCGTCGGCTTCCCCGGCGCGACAGGCAGGCCAGATCCCGTGATGACGAAATCGGCATTCGCGCTACGAGCGGCCTCTTCTGCCGACACCCTGATATTGATGCGGATGATCGGCGGCAGGCCGTCGCAGACGACCGTCTCGAATGGTCCTGTCGAAGTTTCCTGCATCATTTTTCCAGAGCATTGAAGGCCGATGGCATGAGCATCGGTGTGGAAACGCCGGCGATTTCGACAAGGCTTTCAGCCCTGCTGGCATCGCCATAAAGCTGGTAAGCAAGAAACGTCGAAGGTAGCGATATACCTGTCTCGACGCGGACCACGGGAACGGCGTCGGCCGCCTGATCGGACACCAGGCGCACGGCGATGTTTGTCAGGGCAGAGAGCCAGACATAGAGATCGACGCCGTTTGCGCCCATGGCCGAAATCACAATCAGTGCAGCGTCGCCCGCCATAGCAATGCGGTCTCTGCCGGCGCGCGCCTGCGGCCGAGAAATCCAGTCCGCGCGCCCGCCTGCAATCGCAAGTCCAACTGCAAGCAAGACAGAGGCTGCGTTTGTGGTCTCCGCATCCTCGAATTGCCCGGATCGGAGAGTATCAAAGCCGGAGGCCGATGAAACACTCTCGGCAACGACCCGCATAATCGACAGGCTTTCCATCGCGAAATCATCGGCGGGCAACACGGGAGCCGCATCAAGGCGCGCGGTGATATTCTCCGCGTCGAGCATATCGGTGACTATGGTCGTTGCGAGACTGCCAAGCCATTCGCATATTGCCTGTTTATCAGCAGCCATCAGAACAGCCTTCCGAATGCAGAAGCCGCCACCGACAAAGCGGTGAGAAACGTGGTATCGACATCAGCAAGGCTGAGTGACGGCAGAACCTCGCCTGATGCCGGTATTGCCGTGAATTCGAATGCGACATACCCACGACGATCCCGCTCCCGTGACCGGTGAAAATCCTCGACATAGGCAAGCTGGCCAGCGTCCATAGGAAGAACAAGCCTTCCGGGCCCCGCCGCTAGACAGGCCGACGACAGCAACGCTGCCGAAACATCGCTGGCGTCGCCAAGGAGATAGGCCGTAACGCTGAATGCCGGCGTTTTAAGTCCCATCTCTTCCATCCGAGTGCGTCTGCCGCCAGCATATTCATGCCGCGCCAGACGCTTTCCGCCCGCTAAATCATCGAATTCCACCCAAAAGCGGACACCGCGAAAACTGGCGGGCCGGAGCGTTGATGCCCAGTCTCTCATTTTTCGTGTCTCCAATTATCGGGTTATTGTGCGCCGGTCGGCTTCGAGATATCCGGCGGGAAGGTCCTGCCGGTATCAGCGTTTGCGAGCGCCCGGCCGCCCTGTGCCCCGATCGCCGACGCATTGATCCGGATGTTCTGCAACCTGTTCGCCGCATCGAGTAGCTTTTGTGCCGCAGCACTAAGGCCCGACAGAAAGCTGTCCCCGGCAGTCTGCAGTTTCTGCGATCCGCTCTCGATAGCAGCGGCAGCCGTCTGACCGCCATCGGCAATCGACTTTCCAGCCTGGGATCCGGCAATCTCGGTCGATTGTTCCAGACGCTCGCGAATGCCGCGGAACACATCCATGTTCGCGACCTCGGTCGAAATCTTTTGTCCAGCCACCCTACCCTGTCCGTATTCGCGATACTGCCGCTGGAGATCACTCACAGCGGAGGGACTGGAAGGAATTTCTCTCGGGCGAGGTGCAGGAACGGGCGCGGAACCGGCTGGCAACGTCCCGTTGCTATATCCATGCCCACCGCCTGGGAAATCGCCAATGACAACCGGACGTCCCTGACGACCCGTCGAAGTGCGGGGGCGGCGCGGATCGTCTCTGCCTGCGCCATATCGAGAAGCCCAGTACTCACCAAGAAACTTCTCGTCCCGGTATCCACCTTCGTACGCGAGATCCATCTCCTCCTGATTGGTGATGATACCCATGTTCCTGCGGAACCAGCCCCAGCCACGCTTCTCCATACCTCGCTGACGAGCATTATAGCGATCGAGCTGCTTTACAGCGCCATCCATAAGAGGAGTGACAGCGGGAGCAACGCTCTCCCCAAGAGACGTTTTGAGCTTCTCCCAGCTATTCGACATCCTGTCGATCGATGCTTGCGTGTCTCCAAAGATGCGATTCACATCGCGGAAAACCGTGCCATTCACTTCAGCGGAATTCATCGTATCAATGAACCGCTTCAGGCTGTCACTGCTGGTCATCAGGGACTGCATGCCGAGGCGGAATTCCTGATCGCTGAACAGTAGCGGCAACTTGGAAAGATCGCCCTTGATCGCTTCATTCGAAAGCCGGATGAACGCGGTGACGGCGTCTTCTCCGGTTTTCTTTGCGGCCTCCATCTCTTTCCGAAGATCAATGCCGAACTTGGCAAACTTTTTGCCCGTTTCTTCAGAATACATCTTGCCGAAGATGTTCTGCGCCTGTGTGGCGGCGCTGCTGGCATCGCCAGTGTCCTCACGGATTGTCTGAAGGATGGCGACAAGTTTCTTCAGGCCGCCCTCACCCTTGTAACCGAGCGACGCGAAACTGTTAGCGAGGCCGGGGATGTATTGCGCCATATCCTTCAATTCGAACTGGCCGGCTTTACCGCCCATGACCATGATATCGAAGGCGCGCTGCATATTCTTCGTTTCGATTTTCAGGGCGTCAGCGGCCTTGAGACCGGTGTTGGCGATGTCCTGCGTTGCCGCACCCGTGGCCTGCGCCGTGGCGAGTACGGAAGGCAGAAACGCCATCGCCTCATCCAGCGACTTGCCAGACGCAACCAGCGTATCAAGCGCCTCGATCGCAGGCTGCACGCTATCGTAGTTCAGATCCTTCGCGATCTGCTGCGCCTGCGCGAAAGCTTCTTTTGTTTGCGTGGCCGAGGCGTCGGCCGTGATGCCGATACGGGTCATCTGGCGTTCGAGCGCGGCGAAATCCTTGACCGTACCCGCAATCGCGCGGCCTACCTCATAGGCACCGTAGCCAGCGATACCGGTCCGCAACATCGTACCGGCCTTGTTAAAGCCTTCGGCGGCGCGCTGCATTCCAGCCGAATGCCTATTGATCGATGCGACCTTGCGGTCGAAGTCGGAAGCGGTCTTGTTGAACCGCGACATCTGGCGCTCGATCTGGCCCATACGGGTGGCAACGGATCGGAAAGCAGGACTGGTACTGTCCTTGCCATCGATCTCAAGCTCCGCCCGGATTTTCCGATTGGCCATGGATGCATCCTATCGAGGTAAGAGGCGTTCGATTTCGTGAACGACACGCGGAAAGAAATAGTCTTCGATCACACCGGCAAGGACATCCAGATAGACATCCGGATTGTTGGTGATGGCGTGAGCGGGGTTCGCTGCGAACAGTTCACGGATCTGTTCGCGCTTGCCGGTTGCAGACGACATCTGCGTGCCAGGCACCCGCCGAAATGCGCCGACATGGCCGCTTTTCATGGCGGCAATGAAAGCGTGGCGATACGAGCCGCGAAGTTTCGCATAGACGCCGGAAGCATTCTGAACAGCACCAAGACGCTGCAAGGGTATCCAGCCGGATTCGGCAACCACCTTGGAAGTGTTGCCGCCGGCGTTGAAATGTGCCGTCGTCAGCGATGCGACCAGCTCGCGCGGCATTTGCGTGTGCGGGCCGAGGCGCGCAACAATGCGGGATCGCGCCGTCTGCGCAACACGCGTCATTGCCCTACGCATTGCCTTCGTTCGGATTTCGCCGGGGAGCCGCCGGAAAGCGCGCTCCAGTTCCTCGAAATCCTTGCTGTTCATTTCCAGTCTCATGACCGGCTCCGTTTTCGTTCGGCGAAGATGACAGCACGATTGCACCAGTGCGCGATTTCAGAGGCCGTCATTTCCTGCACCCGCATCGGGTCCCAGCCGAGTTGGAACACCATCAGGTCGACGGCGTCGACAACTCCGGCTGCCGCATAAAAAAATCACAGACAGCCTCTGCGACTTCGATTGCGTCATGCGCTTCAAGCACCGAAAGCGCATCGTAATTCGGGGCCAGGCAGATGTTTTTGAGATGGCCGTCAATAGCCTCATAGTGTGTCACCACCATCGGCTGGCCGGCGAACACGTGTGTTTCACGCGGCTCGCCGATTCCGTCCATGTAGATCTCTTTGTACGTTGGCGCCCGAAGCCTAACTTCCGAGAAAGGCTGAACTCCCAGAAACTCATATTTCCGGGAAAGGGTGATGGTCTTCTCTGTCATGGGCGACCCTTAACCGCGCCGGTAAGTTTCAGCGATGATCTGGAGGCCGGACAATTCCCCGTTGAGCCGGTTGGAACTCGGTTCGCCGCCGAAAAACGCATTGAAGAAATAATGCGTCACGCCGGTGAACTCTTCATGCACCGTGAAATTCTGGCGCGGGGCCGTCATCAGTGCATTGAAGTCGACATCGCTGGCGTCTTTGAAAGTCACCTCGGCGCGCGGCGCGGTCGGCGTGCCGATGCGGTCCGTCGAGCCGTCCTGGTTGGTGATGGCTTCATTCGACTGCCCAGCCGACATCACGGTAAAATTGCCGCGCAACGACAGAAGGGAGCCGCTCGCGAGACGGGCGGTCATGCGCCCGCCAAAATCATTGCCTGCCATGGGTGTTCTCCGCAGAATGGATCAAAAAGAGGGAGAGGCGGAGACCGCCTCAAAGCTGGGCGTAGACGCGGGCAAGGCCGGCGAAGATGTCGAGCGGGTTGACGCGATCCATCGGCAGTACGATGTCCACCCGGTTCGGATTGTCGAGATTGCGGGTGACGGTAATCTGCGCCGCGATATCGTTGCCGAACTCCAGAACCCCGCGCCGAGAAAGGTCGATGCAGGCATGCACCAGCGTCGCCTTGATATCGAGAACCGTGACAAGGGTCGGCAGATTGGCCGGGTTGTCATCGGCGATGGCCTTGTTGGAATGTTCGTAGGCCAGCTGCGCGCGGATGAATTTCAGGGCATAGGTCAACTGATAGACCGCCTGAATATCGCGCAGAGCCGTATCCGGAACGCCGTTCGTCGTCTGCTGCTGGGTGATGATCTTGTCGATGATCACGTCGCCGCTACGGTCCACTTTCCATGCCGAAACGCCGTTCTGGAGCCATGCATTGCGGGTCGGATAATCCGGCCAGTAATTGCGATCACGCGGGGCAATGACGCCGCTGACCACAAGACCGGACTGATTTGCGGAAACGCGGCCATCGGAGCCGGAGCCGAGCATAGGCAGTGCCCGTGACACAACGGCGCTGACGGCCTCGTAATCCGGAGTACCATTACCGCCGCCCGAAAGGATCGGGATCAGTGACAGGTGCCAGGTGTCGCGCGCCAGACCCTTCGTGTTTAATTGGCTGTCAGTGCCAGTGAAGGGATAGAAAGCGTGGCCATAAAGCTGCTGATCATATCCCCAGCGAGACGTCACGAACGCATCCAGTAGCGCCACGGCAGCATCGTCGCTGAATGCGGACACGATCGCCTCGAAAGGATCATCGCCCATCGCCGCAAGGATGGTGGAAAGGTCGGGGTTGCCCGCTCCTGCCGTTGTCGTTGCCGCCGTCAGGTTGGCGCTGGTAAAGACGTTGCCGCCCTCCAGAATGGGAATGAAAATATCGAGCCTGCCTGCATAAGCGCCCTTGTGGCGTGCCGTCAGCGTGACAACGTTCGTCGCCACGGTCGCGGTAAAAGGCAGGCTCTTCTTCGTGAGCGCATTGAAATAGGCGTTGATCGCCGCCGCAAGCGCCGAGGCCGTATCGCTCGCCGAGGTCCCGGCGGCGATATCGATCGATACGCTTTCGCCAGCGATCTGAACCACGGCCTGTCCGCCCGCCGCGGGGATGGCGCCCACGGTCAGCGTCCGGACTTCCGCCGTGCCGGTATCGGCGACGCGGCCGAGATAGATGACCTGGGCGGGCGCATTCTTGCGCGCACGGATGAACATGCTTTCCAGCATCGAACCGCGACCGGCAAGGCGTCTGGCTTCATTGACGGTGCTGCAGATGGCGATCTCACCTTCGGCAAGGGCGCCGTCTGCGGTGCCGAAGCCGAGCAGGATTTCGTTCAGTTCGGAAGAAAACTGCCCGCCGGACTCGATGTCGAAGGCGAGCAGCGGGGCGACGATATTGTCGGGAATGTTGTTCACCATCGGGGTCAATCCTTCTTGGACGGTTTTGCGGGTTCGACCGGCGGTTCTTCGGCCTGTTCTATTTCGACCAGATCACCGGTCTCGATCATGCGGCGATGCTGGCGCGAGAGCGGATCGATGGGGCGACCACCTTCCGGCCAGCCGCCCGGGATGGCGCACCCTTCGGCCGCCACATAAATCTTGGACATTGAAAGTCTCCGGTCAGGGGGTGGAGTTCAGATCGTTGCGACCGACCTGAAGGGTAACGCCGCCAGGACCCGATACGGATCCGGCAATTTCTTCGAGCTTTTCAACGGACTCGGCACTGAAATAACCAGCCAGTTCGGCAAGCTTTGCCTTCGCGTAGGATTCGGCGGGCAGGCTGTTGAACACAGATCGTATCGGTTCGGGCAACCCACCTTCCTCGACATTAAAGACGTCCGCCGCCAGTTCTACGGTGTACCGCAACGTGGTGCGCTGGTAACGCCAGCCGAGATCAGGGATCGCGAAAGGGATCGCCTCGACGGAGACAATACGCTTGACGAGTTTGCGCCACGGCGCACCGGAAGATGACCTCTCCAGCAGAAAGCGAACCTTGGAACATAGCGCCGCCAGGACAAGGCGAGCGTTCGGGTCAGTTCCGGCAAGGGCATCAGCATAAGCCCCTGCCTCGTCGCCAGCGACGACAGCGAGTTCAGCGACGATATCGAGAACCGCCTCATGTTCAAGGTCGTCAAGGGCGGCAGGCTCACCCCGAGGTTTCAGAGCAGCCGTCGAACTGTGCAGGGCAAGCACCGGCGTATAAGGCCGTTCCGTCGAAATATCCTGCACCGCGATTTCGCGGCTGTCATACACGAGACGGCCGGCCACCGTCGGGAATACGCCTGATGTCAACGACGCCGTAGGGCGCAGAACCTCAACGGTGATAAGTCTCCATGCTTCAGGAGCCAGCATGACGTTTCCAGTTCCTCAAATCGGGAGTGACCCGGCGACGGCAAGCAACGCCATGACATTGCCGGATCCGTCCGGGTCGAATTGAACTACGGTGAAAAGCTTCTGGTCACTTTCTCGGCGAATACAGAAATCCGTCTTGAACGGTTTTCCGTCGATAAGCCGGATCGAGGCCTGACGCTGGGGTGCACGATGCAGGATCTTTCGCCCATCCGAGGATGGCTGCGCTTTCTGTTCTCCCTTGAATTCCGTATTCTCAAAAAAACACGCAACCGTTGGATAGGGAGGGTTGGAGCTATCCAGCCTGGCGCCGGCGTTCGGATCATGAGTGCTGATCGGAAAGACGGTCACATCGTCACCATGGACGCGCTCGACGGTGGAGCGGCTGGTTTTGGCCAGCCGCTCGAAGATCGACGGCATAGCGTCAGACCGTTGTTGCGCCAAGCTTGAACTTGGCTGTCGGCGACGGGTTGGCCGAGACGGCGACGGCAACACCCACAAGTGTGTTACCACTCGCGGTCTTATTCACCACGTCATTGGCAGCATCATAATAAAGCTTGTCGCCGATGGCTATCGCGAGAGCCGAAGTCTTGGCGTAGGAGATCACGCCCTCCGTCAACAGGGGCAAATCCTCGCCGACTGCCGCAGATTTCTGGGCTACACCGACCAGAGCGCCAACGACCACAAGCTTGTCCGAGGTCACGGCTGCAGGTGCTGGCACGGTGATCACATCACCTAGCTGAACGAAATTTTTCATTAGAATAACCTTCCCGAGGTTGCGAGGCTGACATGTCGGACAGCCTCAAATTTGAGTTGGTAGCAGGATGGTCGGTGCTCGCCGCCTTACGCGCCAGGGTTCTTTGTCAACCCGCGAGAATCCAGCGCCTTGACACCGGCATCAAGGCGGACCTTGAATTCCACGCCGTCGATGCCCCAGCCCTCACGCTGTTCGAGCGTTGGTGTGTCGACGCCGTTGAGGTACGCAACCTCGATCGTATCGGCGCTGTTCGGGTCCGCCGCCATATACCAGGCGGTGGCCGACGCTACGGAGAGGCGCGCTTCCGAAATGACCGTCGCCGCATTGCGAGCCGAGTTAGGCACGCGCTGGGTCTTGGAGGGATCGAACTCCGAGGCCATCAGGACGGCTGCGGTGTCTTCCAGCTCAACGGGAACCAGAAGGAAGCGAGGCCGAATGTTGAGGCCACCAGCGGCGTGACCGTCGACATCTTTCTGCTTTGCCATCGCCGCACGCGCGGCGCTGATCGATGCCGCGGTAATAGCTGCAGCATCCAAGAGGTTCGCGTGATCTGCGTGGAACAGCGGGATACCGTCCGACATGTTGGGATTGGAGGTCAGGATCGCATAGATCAGATTGCCGACCGTGCGCTTGGCTGCGCGGCCCATCTTCTGGGGCACTCGGCTGAAGGCGCCCACATCGTCATTGATGATAGCCTGCCGGCTAATTGCGAACATCTTGCCGTAGGTCGCAAGCTGAATCGTTTCTGCGCGGTCGCTCATCGTCGCGTAGGTGTACTCAGCCCCCTCCTCGACCTTTGCCAAAGCAGGGAAAAGGCCAGCATCGATACGGCTTCCGGGCTTGAAATCGGTCAGGACGCCACGCGCGGTCCACTGGTCGAAGGTTTCATCAACCTCGGTATAGCCGCGCAACATCGACTTGTTGGCGACGTTGGCGAGGATGTTGACGAAATCGGACGTTGTGTGCATGCCGCTGATCATCATCGGCTGCATTGCAGTCCCAACCATCAGGAGCGGGTCCGAGAAGGTTTTCTTGATGCCGCGAAGGTCGAGCGAATAACGAGCAACTTCCCGCATTGTCATGCCGGAAAATTCGTTCGCTTCCCCGCCCTCAAGACCACCCTTCAGCAGCAGTGCTTTCGTGGCGCCGGTGACGAACTTTTCGCCAGCATCTGCCGTTACCGTCGACGGTGAATGACTGATTGTTTCCGGGCCGGACCGGTCGGCAAGCATATTGATGATGAGATCACGGGCAACGTTGGCATCGCCCTTGGCCTCCAGCATCACCTTTTCGGTTTCTTCCATCGTGAGTTTTGCCGAACGGCAACGCGAGAAAATATCCTGGGTGACATCCCGGATATCCGTCTGCGCCGTTACAGCCGCAGGATTTGCAGGGGCCGGAGCGGCCGCAGGAGAAGTCGTCATTACGATTTCCTTTTGACGAGAGGCCGCAGCCTCAGCAGAACGGGGATCCGCCCCGTCGCGGTGTTTCAGCAGACCATCCGGCGCATGCTTGAAGAGAGAATATTTGAAGGCGGGAGCCGACATGGTTTCACCGGCTTCCTCAACGTCATCGGCAAAGCCGAGAGTGCGGGCGACAGCGCCGCGCATCCATGTTTCGGCGGCCATCAGTTCAAGGATTTCCTGAATCGGTCGATTGCTGCGAGCTGCATAAATCTCCGCCGCAGCAGCCGCGATTTCGTCGAGCGTGCCGGCGGCCTTGCGATGATCCTCGGATGTACCCCAGGTGATAGTTGCCGGGTTATGGATCATGATCATTGATCCGGGCCGCATGACGATGGTGTCACCGGCCATGGCAACAACGGAGCCGGCAGACGCGGCCAGCGCATCGATATAGATCGTTACCTTGCCGTCATACGCCTTCAGGGCGTTATAGATGGCGATCCCCTGAAATGCGATGCCACCCCCGGAATTGAGCCGCACAGTGATGTCGCCCGACAGTTCCGCCAGAGCCTCGATAACCTGCTCGTCGGTGAAGCCGATGGTTTTGATGCCGTCTTCATCCCACGTCCAGTCGCCACCGACCATGCCGTAAAGATGCAGTTCGCCATCCTTAATCAGTTTGCTTGACATTCTGGCTCTCCTGAGTGCCGTTCACCGGATGGCGGCTATCGCTGCTGAAGGTGAAACCGTTCTTGTCGGCGCGATCGTTGTCGGCCTTGATTTCCTTATCGAGATCCTCGGGATCGAAGCCGAGCTTCCGGACCTCTGCGGAGCGGGAGGAAAGTCCACCACGAATAGATTCGATCGACGCCTTGATGTCTTTCGACGGGTCGAACATCTCCCTGCGCGGCGGTGTCCACATGACCTTGGCCGGAACTCGCCGACCGGTAACGAGCGCGATGCCGTCCAGCAGCCAGTCTCCGACAGGGTCGCACAGGTTCGGTATCACCATATTCCACTGCCAGTTTTCGAGGGAGCGGTGATAGCGAAGCCAACCCATACGGCTGTTTGCGAAATTGCCCTGGCTATTGTCTCCAGTCAGGCTGGCATAATCGACGCCAAGGCCCACGGCGATCTTGTGAAGCGTAACAGTCGAGAAGTCCTTATAACCTTCTACTTGCGGAGGAATGCCGAACGTGACGCTTTCTCCATCCCGAAGGCGCATCACCATTCCCGGCTCGACACCTTCAGCCGGCAAACCGGTATCGGTTGGCTGCAACTCCTTTGCTCCGAGAAGCGGATTTGTCGCGCCATCCGTTCTGGTAATGAATGCAGCGAAGCATGCGGCGATTTTCTGCCGCATCAATTGCGCATCCTCGTAATCCGCAAAATCCCGCATCGGCAGGATCACTGGCGCAAACCACGTTATCCCCGTCATTTGACCAGGGCGGTCCATCCGGTAGATATGCGCGACCTCACCAGCAGGTACCCGAGAGCTATCGGGCAAGCGGTACGTTGCAACGTTTCCGGGATGCTCTCGAAAGAGATGGTAAGCGAGACGGCGGCCACCGGCGTCGAATTCGATACCGTTGAAAATGAATCCGCCGCCAGACAAAGGGCCATCTTTCCGGGTATCAAGGAAATCCGCCTCCAGCACCTGGAGCTGGAAAGGCAACGGCAAACCAGCATCAGCGCGACGAGGAAAGCGACGAACTAAAACCTGCCCAGCTTCGACAACGCTCCGCATGGCGAGATTTTCGATGCCGTAGAGATTGTTGCGTCCATCGGCGTCGATCGCATTGCTATCGCAGTGCGCTTTCACCAACTCCATCATCTTCTCTTTTGCACCAGCGACCGTGGTCTCAATGCTGGGAATGATGCCAGCCCCGACCACGCCTTCCGAAATGATCTGAACACCGCGAGCCGCGTAAGGGTTGTTACGGACCATGTCGCGGGCGATTTCGCGGAGCTTGTAGCCCTGTGAATGGATCTCGGCATTGGCATCGGTTCCAATAGAGCGCCAGCCATAAGCGCCCCGCCCAGCGCTGGCGCCATCATATTGCAGAGCCGCACGCTGGAGGTTATCAGCCTGAAAACGCGCAAGCATCCGGTCGCGACCACGTCTCGGCGCAATCGCCAGGACAATCTTATCAATGAGATTGAGGCGCATCAGTACCCTCGATGAAACCGGGCAACCACCATATGCGATGGCGCGTCTGCGGGATTAAGCTCGCCCTTGATCACATCTCGGGCGCGCAACATGTCGGCGATGCTGTGGTACTCCACCTCATGCGTCTGGAAGCGAACACGCTTCGCTCCCGTTGCAATAGCCTCTTCAATCGCCGTCAGATCCGCAGCGGTCCAAGCCATTATCTATTCCTCTTGAGCCACCCGCTGCGCGCACTGGTGCTTTGTTTAACCTCGGCTCGGGCCGGGGCGCTTGCCACTTCCTGAGACGATTGCCGAACGCTGGCCTGCGCCTGAACGGCGATGGGAGTTGGTGCAAAAAGATCAGCATTGATGATACCGTCCGGAACACCGCGCAGCGCCATCAGTTGTCGCCATTCCTCCGGCGTCATACGGGAGATACCGAGGTAGTCCCCCAGCGCATCGCCATACACCTCACAGTCAAGGAGGTGGTTTTCGTAACCGATGCGGGGAATCCATTTCTGCTGGCTTTGGCCCTTGCCCTTGCCTTTACTTTTGCGGGCCTCAACGCCGAGGTACTCGGACGTGATCTGTTTGAAGTATTCCTCGTCCATCCAGTCGCCGAAGTGACAATAGCCAGGCGGGTCAACATCATGCCCCGCAGCCCTGCCTTCCTTCCGGAGATTGGAATAGAAGGCCCCTTTCAGAGACCACGTTCCGACACCCCACACCATCACGCCGTTACGGATGCGTTTGCCGTTCCAATTGATGTCCTGCGGAGTCGGCTGCCCCATGGGAGGGCGGGTCCATCCGTCGAGACCTTTGAGACAGAAGACGCCAGCTTTACCCCGCGCCCAGGTGTAAACGACGTGGGCGCGGTAGCCGGAGTCAATTCCGAACACATCTACCTGACGGTTTTTTCCGAACGCATCCGGCCATTGTTTCTGGCGCAACTCCTCAAGCTTGAGGAAGGCGCCCGCATGCGGATCATCCGTGTCGCCTTCGATATAGCCTGCATCTACTCGCCAGCTCTGTCGATCCGGGCCGTAGGCTTTGAACAGGTACCAGATGCCCTTCATCTGAACGTCGGCGGTACCAACAAACACAATGCCATTGGCCGGGATCTGGCCTCGTTTCAGTTCCTTGGCGCGGCGCTCCATAAGCCTGACATGATCGGGCGCGTCGCCTTTCATGTCGAAGGCGAGGCCAAGAGTCAGGTTGAAGAACGCCTTGAGCTTCTGGGGGTCGCCATTGCAACCGATAAACCGCTCGGCGATCTTTTCCCATGGCACGAACGGAGAAGTCAGTGCGTCGAAATGGTAGGACGGATATCCGCCGGGGCGCGAAGCCTCGGGAATCCATTTCCCCTTGCGATACAGCGATACCTTTTCGTGGCTCTGGATGATCGTGCCGCAGCATGGTGTCGCGTAATATGGGTCGTAAGGAAACTCGTCATTGAACCGGAAGTACTTCCGGTCGAATACAAATTTGAAATGCGATCCGCAGCCAGGGCACGGCATGTTCCAGTAGCGCTGATCTCCAGCCATGAATTTGTCGTCGATCTTCGACGAACCTTTCACGGTCGGGGTAGATACGTATGTGCGCAGCCAATCGCCGGACGTGAGGAACGATTCCTGACGCGCCTCGATCATGGCGAAAGGATCGCCCTGCCCGTCAAGGTCATCCGGGTACTCGTCGATCTCGTCGAGGAATGCCTTGCGGATCGTTGAGGAACGAAGATCCGCAGCAGAATTCGCAATGGCAAGTTTCAGCGATCCGCCCGGAAACCGTTTCGCCAGCGCCGTCGATCCTTCGCCCGACCGGCTCGTCTGGTCGCGAACCAGCTTTCGCAGTCCCTCTGTCTGCTGCAACATCACGGACAGCTTCTCGCGGTTGAATTCGGCTAGCGCGTTGGTCGTCGGCTGGACGATCATCATACGGCAAGGATCTTGCGCGATCGAATAAGCAGCTGAGCAAAGCATCAGGGTTGTGAAGCCCGTCTGCGCGGATTTCCGAACCGCGATTTCATTGTGGCCGCTCTCGACCATCGTCATCAGCAATGGTTCGCGGATATGCGGTGTCAGGCTGTCATCCCAGGTATCGAGCGCGCGAGGCCCATCCGGAACAACAATCGTGCGGGCATACTCGACGGCATCCAGCCGCTCGGGCGGCATGATCGCAGCCGCCAGCGTGGCCGCGATAACTGCGAGCGCAGAACGCTTGAGAGAAATTTGCATTACTCGTCGCCGTCGAAATGGATGTTGATATTGATGCCGTCCGCTTCGGCCTTGGCCGCCTCGCCCGAAAGAGCCAGCAAGTGTTCAGCAACAAGCTTCCGTAGATCCGCGACCTTGCCACGCATCACGCGACGAAAGTGCGGTTCACCCTTCCGGCTTGCTTCCATCAGGTCGTCAACCCACTGCATGGGCGTACCGAGATCACGAAGCACTTGGTCGCTGATCTTGATCAGAGCACCCTCAATGCCATGATCACCCTTGAGGGGGATAACCAGACCACTGCGCTCGGCGAAATCGAGCGCCTTAAGGCGAGCCTCGTATTTGGCCCTTTCAGTCTGGGCATCCCGCAGACCGGAGTTTTCGCCGGACGTTTCGTCGCGCTTCGTCTGCGCGCCGATCTCTTTCGCTGCATCGCCAACGGTTCCAACGGCACGATCATATGCCGCCAATTCGACCAGACGGGACCGCCCCTCTTTTCGGGTCGAAATCCGACCCTCGTTTTCCAGCCGGTTCACCTTTTCAGCAGCCGTCTGCTTGCTCACCCCCTTACGGCGGGCAAGCTCAGCCACGGTAATCCAGAGGCCGCCGTCAACCGGGAGGCTATGCTGTGCATCTGTTGCCATTGGAGTCAGGTCGTCAGCTTTCGAGTCAGGTGAGTCAGGTCAGTTTTTTGCGCGCCGTAACTAGCAAACTTTCGGGGTCGTCCCGGCCCGCATGGGGAGGGGATCGAGGGAGGACCCAAGAGGGGGTGGGGGTTCGACCGGAGAGGGTCGAAGGCCGAAGAGCCGATCGCGACCAATGGTCAGCGAAGCTTTGCCCATACCCACAATGCAAAAAGGCGACCGTCTGGCCGCCCTGTCGTTCATCGTCGCATAGCTGTAGCACTGACCCTGAATCGGTGTCTCACTTGGGAGACTGTCAGGGCTGGGTGCGGGCGTGAAACGTAATCGCCACTAAGAACCGCATCGACCGTGGGCAGATTTGTACTCACACTTTCTCAAGCATTGCAAGCGGCATGTTAAACACGGATGGCTTTCCGAATATGACAATGGTTACGACCGCGTCTCCGTGCCCACCCTCTCCAAACGCATCAACCGATACCTCGTAACCGACGAACGGACCACTTGTGATCCTGACCTTGTCTCCCTTCTTGATCGCATCGGAGCGACGTCCGTAATCATATGCGCCATCTGCGGCCAATTCTTTGAACTCATTGATAGTTTTGACGCTGACCTTGACCGCCTTCTCTCCGCCCATCACGATGCTTTTGACGCCGTCGAACGACAGGATGCCACGCAAAGCGTGGTTGTCTGGGAGGCAGTAGACGAACACAATTCCGTTGAAGACGGGAAGTCTGGACGCAGGCAGTCGCCTTCCGTGGCGTTTCCTTTCAGGTCCCATCCGCATGATGACGCACGCCTCTATACCGGCTTCAATCATGGCATTTTCAACAGCCTTTTCGCGTCCATACTCGACGCGCGCTATCACCCAAGCCGAATCAGACACGGTTAGCGCCCTCTGTTTTGATGCCGATTCGCGCTCATGGGCGACCCTTGCCGCCTCCTGAGCGATCTTGTCCAGCTTCATAAGCCCTTTGAGGGACACGCCGGAAATGCCTTCAAACTTATGCTGCATCATCGTCCCGTCCCTCGTTCAGTCTGTGTTTGAAGTTTTCGATTGCGACGAACACCGCCTCGTCGAGGTTGGCGACCTCGGCAGGCAATGGTGGGAACTGGGCGAACTCCAACACCTCTGGAGCAACTGGCCATGGCCAGCACCGCTCTGCATAGGCGCGCTTCCATGCGTCCCAAACCTCGCCGCCAACAGCGACCTTCTCGAAATCCTTACTGATCTCGATGATCCGGTTCATCACCGTGAAGCGCCTGCGCTCTATGAGCTGCACGGCCTCCGGCCAACCCTGCTTTTCCTTTTTGTCGCGCCAGATGAGGTCGCTTTTCTCGGGCTTCTGATCGACTATATTCTGCTCAAGCGGAGTGAGCGACAACGCCCGAATAGGCTGGAGCAGCTTTGACATCAGCATGGCGCGACCAGCTCGCGAGAACACGGTGAAGGTCTCCGAGCTTTCAGCCTGCGCCGAGACCGGCTTGGGCTGGGAAAGCTTCGTCCAGCGTTGTTCCTTGAGGTACCTTGCCGCCGAGCAAAGGTGCTTACGGCCGGTCGAGAGCGCTGCAGCCTGATACGCATCCGAATGCTCCAGAGCCAAGCCACGCTCATCAGGCGAAAGCGCCAGCCATTCCTTCCGAGCTTCCGGCTCGCTGTCGCTGATCGCCGTTTTCCAACCAATGAAGAACCGCTTGAACGCAGCTTCCACAGCTTTCGGATTTTCTTCCTCAATCCTTCCAGCCGCGCCGGCAGGCGTCTCTCTCTCTTTTCGTTCATCAGGAGGCGTTAAAGGAGAGGCGTTAATAGGTGCCGGTCCAGAACAGGCAGGGGGTGCCGACTCTGGGTAGGCAGGGGGTGCCGATATACCGGCAGGGGGTGCCTCATTGCTGAACTCAGAATTAGGATCAAATTCCTTTTCATCCTCATCGTCCCATGCATCAAATGCAGAGCTTTCAACGGCGGAATCGTAGATCACCCGATACCAGTGCGCGCTGTCGCGCCCGTTCTGGCTTACGACTTCGCGACGCTCGACAGCACCGATTTCCACGAGACGCGCGATCGCTGACTGTACAGTCGAGCGAGAGCAATTGAGCGCCTGCGCAAGTTTGACCTGGCTGCGACGGCACCAGCCGTGGCGCGTGTTGGCGTTGCGACCAAGCATGCACAGCACTTGCAGGTCTTTTCCCTTCAGGCGCGGATCCGCGATGATCCAGCCCGGAATGATCGATAGTCTTGGCTCGTTCATCTGCCCCTTCCCCTTAATAGCGCGCAGCCGGAAGTCCCAGCGCGATGCGTTCCATACGCCCCCGCGCTGCGCCCACTTCCATGCGCAATGATTTGTCGCCGTCCGCGCCGCGCTCGCGCCGCAGATCCGTCAGTTCGATTTCGAGATATTCGAGGCCCTCGCGGAACCGGGCGTTCAGCAGCCGGTTGCGAATGGTCATTTCACAGGAGAGCAAAACGTCGAGCGGGCACGACAGCAGCCAAGCCGAGCGTTCGGCGTGGGTCTGCGAGGCTTCGAGCTTCTCGATCCTTGGGATAAGAAATCTCATGCAGCCGCCTTCCTCGTCTTCTCGTCCAGTAAAAACGCGTAGCATTCATGGATCGAGCTAACGTCGAGGCAATCTGATCTGAAGCCGTACAGGTCGCTAACCTGTCGCCTCACGGAGGCCATCAGATTGGCCTCCGCGTCTGTCAACATGCGTGTTGGCCAGCCTTTGACGTAGAGCATCGGCTTAGTGATCTGAGCTTCTATATGCTTGCGCAGGGCAGCGCGGTTTTTGGCAAAGTGCAGACCCTTGACCATCTCCGAGGTAAGCAGATGGGGTGCGACGTCGCCGAGCCAACGCGAGCCCTGGAAGGCAAAGCTGCTGTCAATTTCAAGCTGCACCATCTGCCGGTAAAGATCGTGGCTTTCCGGCTGGGCGCTCGCGGCGGTTAGGTCCGCAATGTTGGACATGATGCAAAAGCGACACGATACCCGGCCCATACCAAAAATCCGGTAGGCCGGGTGCGGGTGCAAGCCCGAGTTGTCGATAATGGCGAACACTTGGCCCACAGTGAGGTCGATGATCGGACGCCAGGTCAAAACTTGTCCCGACGCATCACTATCTGCGACCGACATGCGCGCCCGAGCCGCGCTCCCCTCGCGGCGAACTCCGGTGACGTTGATGATCTTCTGACCTTTGAACCGGCGTTTCAGCTCCGCCATAATGACGTGTGTCTTTTGTTCTGAGGTGCAGAATCTCATCGCGGGAGTTGACCAGCACGGCACGAGCGTAACGGTGCTGAGTGTTTGGTAGCGCGTTTTGCTCGACAGCCAGCGACTTTCCCAACGCTCCATCAGACCGCCTGCCTTGCGGCGAACCACTACCAGATCACACTTGAGGTGATCTGCGAGCCTCTCGCAAACTGGAAAACTGTCGTTCCATTCCACCGATCCAAGGTCGGCGTGGATGAGAATGCGCGGCCCCCTGTGCCCGACCAAATCGAGATAGGCGAATGTAGCCAAAGCAGCGCCTTGGCTGTCTTTACCGCCGGAAACTCCAATCGCGACCGGAGCATCGTCGGCGATCATGGCGTCTATTTCGGGCGTGCGAGTGATCATCATTCAGCACCTCCTTTCGGAGTGCCCGCCTGATTACCCCAAAATTCCCATGTTCCATTCAGGCGTACGTCGCCATCAGCGAGGCTTTCGCGCCGCTGGAACATTTCGAGCTTGGGTAATGTCGGGTAGAGCCGGTCAATTTGTTCAGCGAACCATACCGGCTTTCGGCTATGCGGGCCCTTCTTTTCGGCATAGAGGCTGGGCGGCTGCGTTCCCATCTCCGGCGCAAGCGAGATCTTGCCACGCTTGCCGATCAGCAGTATTTCCGCGCGATCGCGAACCCATCGGCCCATGCCGATATCAATCTTGTCCCAGACGATCGCGGAGACGAACTCAAAGCCCCACGCCCGCATAACAGCGATACCGTCGTCGAGCCGGTTCATCGGCACCCAGAAGAATAGAACGGCGTCAGGCGTGAATGGCGACTTGTCGCCGGCGCAAAGCGCCATGATTTCTTCCAGAGGCATCGAAGGATACATCAATCCCTTGTCCTGCCCCGTTTCGTCAGACCACGCTTCCTGCTGCCAGGGGGCGTCGACGTACCCGACAGGGAACGCAGCGCGAGGCAACGCACCAGGTGAAACGCGGCCCTTGGACGCAATGGCGCTAACGAGCTCGTTGCGCACAGTCCGGTTGATCTTCATTGTTTCGGTGCGGATCTGCTTTGCTTCATCCTGAACCCGGCGCCGCTCGCGCAACGCGCCGTCGATCCAGACGATTTGCTCCTCTGGCGATAGCCGTTTCAGTCGGTCAAGTGTCGCGCCTGTATTCAGCGGAGTACCGGAGAGCATGCGCAACGCGCGCTCACAAACCTTTTCGCCGCGCTCCGCGTCGCGCTGGATGACGCGTTCTGATTGCCCGGTCGCTTCCGCCGTCGCCGCAGTGAAGCGCTTCACCTCTGCCGACTTCAGTTCGCCAACTTGGCGATCTGATCGACGGTCGCCGCCGTTGGCGGTTTCCGGATGCTTCAGGAGGTAGATTTCCTTGCGACGGAAGACGAACAGCGCCCTGTCAGCCGGAGTGAGATCGCTGCGGATCAGGTTCTCGTCAATCTCCCAAAGCTCACGGTCAAGCGCATCGCCCTGATAGTGGACGCAAGGCACCGTTTCCTTGCCGAGGCGACGCATGGCCTCAAGTCTGTGCTCGCCAGCGGATAACTCGACAGTCTCGTCAGTCTCCAATCCATAGACCGAAACCGGATTGCGCAGACCATGCTCCGGTATCGACGCCATGAGCGCCGCAACCTTATCTTCGTCGAGCGTCCTCAGTCGTTTGCCCACGATGATAGACGAGATCTTCCGCTCCACCCCGACGCTAACTTTTTGCGCCACGCCAACCTCGTCATATCCCGAAGTCGTCGGATAGAAACGCCCGGAGACCTTCGGATCCCGCGCCAGATACCCAGCCATATGCAGGATAGTCGCCGATTTGCGATCAGCTTCGGTGGCAACATCGAATTTGCCGTTAGCGCAAGCTTCCGCGAGGATTGCTTGCTTTCTTTCGCCCTGAATCGTCATCGCAGCCCCTCATCCATACCGAGGGCCACGAGATAGACGTCAAGAATCGAAAGCTCCTCGGCAAGCTTCTGCGGATCCTTCTTGCGAATGCGGAGAATGGTGCGGATCGCCTTGTTGTCGAAGCCCATGGCTTTCGCTTCGGCCATCACTGCTTTCTCGTCATCCTTGATGACTTCTTTTTCCTCGGCCAGGCGCTCCATGCGCTCGATAAAGGAACGCAGGTGGGACGCTGCGACCGGCTCACTTTCCAGCTTGTCTCCGGGGCGTTCGCCTGCGCGCTTTGGCTCATGAATTGCGTACGGATCGAAATCATCGGACATCAGTGCGCCCTCATCAGTCGATCGAGGTATACCTGCCCCATCCCGGTCAGCCGAAGTTCATAGCCGCTCTGGTCGATCTGGACGTATCCGGCTTTCTTCAGTTCGGCCGCCAAAGCGCGAGCCTGAAACGAGGCCCGGATGGTGAATTTATTGCCAGCCGCACGAACGTCGCGCAGCAGTGCGCGCGCGGCGTCCGATATCGGCTTCAGGGTCAGAGCGCTTTCACTGGTTTTCAATGTCCTGCCTCCTCGACAATGCGGCAAACCTCGACCTCGTCGAGGCCAAGCTCCGTTGCGATTTCATGGGTGGATCTACCGGCGTGCCAAAACTCCAAAACCCGCGCGGCGCGGGCTTCCTTGACGAGTTTGGAACGGCTTGTTTCGGGCATGCAGAAGGTCATCGGTCTGGCCTCTGCGGAGCATTCACCATCAGTTCTTTCAGTTCTCGAATAAGCTCGTGAACTTCCTTCGTGATGCGCTTGGTTACGGCAGCAGTGCCGAGCGTGCCGGTCTGCTTTGCCTCCTGAACAACCTTAATGACGTCGGCAAACTCCGACATCAGGTCCATCATGTCGCTTTCATTGATGGGCCGGGCCTCTGGCTGCATCTCGTCATCGACGACAAGCTTGAAACCGAGCTTTCGCGCCATGGCACCAACGATGACCGGGCTTTTCGCGCGGCGGTCTGCCTCGACGGCGACATCGATCGGGATCAGGGCTTCGCTGTTTTCCTCATTGAAGCTCGCATACTTCGACAGCGTCGAGACATTCACGCGGGTCAGCAGAGGAAAATCGGTCACACCGCCGCCGAGCTTGTAGCTGGCTTCGGTTGCGCCCTTCAGGCTGCGGATTTCTTCTTCGGAAATAGTGCGCACGAAAACACCCCTGAGAACGCGTCAAGGAAAGAAAATCGGAAAAGGATTCGGTGAAGCCCGCGCGGGCGCGGCCTATTCGTTGCTCATCAGATCAACCACAGCCGCGCCACATCAGCGGCGACGCCAGCAGGAGTGACAACGATGATGACAACGAAGGGAATGGGCCGCCGGAGCTTGGAGGAAAAGCGTCACGGCGGGTGCGCAGAGAGGAAAGGAAGAACCCTCGCGCAACAGGAAAGGCGATCCGGACGGAAGGGTTCGCAGGCGTGCAAAGCATCTTCCGTCCGGTTTCCCGCTCGTCGTCTGGCCGTTGAACGGCGGGATTGGTTGCAGCGGCAGGATTCGAACCTGCGACATCGTGGGTATGAACCACGCGGGATGACCGCTTCCCTACGCTGCGGAAAAACTGGAGCGCCATCATTCTGCGGCCTCCTGAGAAATTCGAAAGAAATCATCGGGCGAAAGCTCGATACCCTGCGACCGTGCATGGGCAAGCAAAACGAAAGCATCGGCCTGCGGGATGATGCCGCCAGTGCCGCCGCGCTCCTTTGGATACATCCAACGATAGACCCGAGATATGTGCTTGCCGGTTACGGCAGACACTTTCTCGATGCCGATTTTGGCGATCACAGACTTCGCTGGCTCTAGGTGGTTTTCGCTCATATCGCGATCTTTGCGATTATCGCGATTTAATGTCAATCCATTTGTTGCGATTATCGCGATAGATTTTTTTGCGAAATACGCGAAAGTCTGCCCTATGCAAGATCCTCAGTACGAAATTAAGAATTGGCTCGACCAGAAGCTCAAGAACTCTCCGCGCGGAACGGCGAGCGAATTGGCGGAGACGATCGGCGTCTCCTCGACGATGTTGAGCAGGATGAAGCCAAACACTAAAGAGCCGCGGAAAATCAGCCTCCAAGAGATCGAAGGTATCGCCCGGTTCTTTCAAGAGCTTCCACCCGGCTACGAGGAAATGGCCAGCTGGCTCAATCCGTCGAACGACCTTCCAGCGCAGCCTTCAGCGCCACGACCGAAACCAAACGCAAGCTTCCCCCCTCGCTGGCAAGCCTTTCCTGGCGACGTCTCCATTCCGCTAAGGGGCCAGATTTCCGCGGGGCCGAACGGACGCTTCATCATGAACGGCCAAGACATTGCGCGGGTTTTCTGTCCGCCCGGCTTGGAAGGCGTTGAAGGGGCTTACGCGGTTCAAATACAAGGAACTTCAGGAGAGCCGCGTTTCTATCATGGTGAGACAGCGTGGGCTAATCCCCATGCCCGCTACCGCAAAGGCGACGACGTGATCGTTCAGATCCTTGGTGATTTCGAAGATGACGAAGTGTCGAGCTACATTAAGCGGTTCGAGAGCCAAAGCGGCGACGTTTTGCGTCTTTATCAGTACAATCCAGGACCTGGCGAAACACACGAACTGGAATTCCCGACAGACAAAGTCTTCAGCATTCACAAGGTCGTATTTCACGCGCTGCTGTGAATAGAGTATTCGGCGCGCCACGTCGGCCGGATCGTCAAATTCCTAAATGCCGGAATTGTTTTTGGGCACTCGCTGCACCTAATCTTCCGGCATAATTGCATGTAGTTATGCACCCCAAGCTCGCTCGCTTTTCGCAGGTTATCCAGACCAAGAATCCGAGAATGGCCGCAGTCGTCGCAGGCCACATAGAGGTTAGAAAGCTCCACAATTAATCGCATCGCATCCGGGTGATCGATTGGTGGCCGTTTCATTTCCTCACCCTTTGTTCTTGTTCCGTTCATGCTAAAAAAGCATCTTCGCACAAAAGAGTCGAGTCGGTTTTTGCTGATTCGTTTTTGCGATCTGCGCACCGCTGTCGCGGCCCATCGCAACAATAATCGCGATAATCGCGAAAATACTCCTTGACTTATTTTGCGATTATCGCGAAATTCCGTCCATCCGAGCAAACCACATGGCCCGGACAATGACCGGACGGCACCTTTTCCCCCCGCCTCGATGCCGTCCGGTCTCCCTTCAACGGATGGAGACCGACATGAACGTCAGTGCGATGAATGACAATGAAAAGATCGAAGCCATGGCCGCCGCAATGCGCCGCCTCGGCGAAGGTTGCACCCGCGAGCAGCTGAACCTGTATTTCCCGAACGCCGATATCGACCGCCTACACGAACAGGCGCGCATGAAGGCGAACGACGACGCGCTTCTTGAAGCCGCCTGACACGTCCGTTCCGGTTTCCGCCTCGCCTGAGGCGGTTTCCCGAACGGATGGAGACAAACATGGCAAAGCCATCACCAGCACAGCGCCGAAAGGCAACCTGCGGACCCGCATTCAGGCAATCGTATATCGATGACGGCTGGAGAGCTGGTGCCGCTCACATCATTTCCGCTTTCAGTCGGCTGCATGCGGCTTCGGAGATCCGAAAGGGTTATGTCGCGGGTCGAATGAGAGCGAACGATGCGTTGCGCCTCTCCTATATCACCCTCCTCCACGCACGGAAGGATCTGCGCATCGGGCGGCGGATGACGCCATTGCCAGCCTGACGGTCCGCTCCGGTTTCCGCCTCGTCTGAGGCGGCTTCCCGAACGGATGGAGGCCAACGTGACCCAGATATCCCCCGCATACCCCTTAGCATGCAAGAACCTCGGCACCTTTAACAAGGCCGAGCCCGCGCCCTTTGGCCGCATCACCGTCGTGAGCATGACGGGCGCCGCCTTTCTGGCGCTGCTCATGGCCGCGTCTCTCTGCGGCGTGCGCGTCGTCGAGGTTGAGCGTCAGCTTGAACAGGCGGCCCGCATATGATCCGCCTCGTTCTTCTCAAAATCCGACTGGATGAAGCTGCCGACGCTATGCGCGGCGACATGGTCGAGCTTTGCAAGATCGATGTGATCGTCATCACGCTCGGCGCATTCCGTGCGCCGCAGATCGACCTCCGCAAGCAGGAGGGCGTCTGGCAATGAGCGCCGAGATCTTCACCCTGCCCGTTCGTAAGCCGCCCGTGCGCCTCGTCTTTTCTGCCGGCGGCCCACGCAAGACGGAAAGCGACGCGTTCGTTGAGCGCCAGCTTGCGGAGGCAAACTCGCATCTGGTCGGCGCGCAGTCCGACATTGCCCACGCCTTTAAGGTCGTGACCAACGGCAGGACACTGCCCGAACACGACGCCACGATGATGGGCGACACGCTGGAATCGGTCCTGCGCGCCGTCCTTCCCCTTCTCAATCTTTCCGGAGCCAGCAACCGCGACCGCGATCTTTCGCGCGCCGTTCGCCAATGGCTCCAAGTCAACGGGAGCCTAGACCATGACTAAATCCGCGATCGTGCGCGAAGCGCGCATCCTTCAGACCGTCGTCGGCTCCATCTTCGCCATCGCGATGGTGGCGGGCATGCTGGCTGGAGTGCTCTGACATGCGCCAGAACAACAAGCTGGGCGGCACAAAACTTCCGTCTGCCGTTATGCTCACCCGTTGCGCGCAGATGGGCATGGGACGCACCCAGATCGCCGACCACTATGGTGCCAGCATCAAGCGCATCACCACGCGCATGCGCGAGCTGGGCGTCGTCGCTCCGCTTTATGGCAAGACATGGCGCGAGGCGCGGTTCAACTTTAACACCATCGTTGTGCGCCGTTTCAGCAGCAGCATCACGCTGCCCTGCCCTGCGATCTATGCCGCCGCCTTGGAGAATCCCCATGGCTGACACCACGGCGATCTCCTGGACGGATTACACCTGGTCGCCGTGGACCGGCTGCGCGCGCGTCAGCCCCGCATGCGACGGCTGTTATGCCGCGCAGCTGATGGACACCCGCATGCATCGCGCTGAGTGGGGCGCGCCGGGATCCGGCGAAGGCACCCGCAGCATCATGTCCGAGGAGTATTGGAAAAAGCCACTCGCGTGGAACCGCAAGGCCGCGAAGGCGAATGCTGCCCGCCCTCCGTTCGTGTTCCCGTCGCTGTGTGATCCCTTTGACAACGCCGTGCCGGCGGAGTGGCGCGAGCGCTTTTTCCAGTTGATCGACGACACGCCGTTTCTGGTCTGGCTTTTGCTGACGAAGCGCATCGGCAACATCGAGAAGATGACGAGCGGGAAAACCATGCCGCGCAACATCGCGATCGGCGGCACGTTCTGCAATCAGATCGAATGGAGCCGCGACTGGCTGAAGCTGCAACGCGCAAAGGAAGCGACCGGCGCAATCTTCTCGTTCGGCAGCTACGAGCCTTTGCTTGGCGCGATCCGGTTCGAAGGCACCACATTGCCGGACTGGCTGATAACTGGCGGCGAGACCGACCAGGGTGCGCACAAGGCGCGGCCCACGCATCCGGAATGGTTTCGCATGATCCGCGATGCCGCAGCAGCAGCAGGAAAGCCATACCACCACAAGCAGAACGGCGAATGGGCCACGGGCTTCTTTGAAGATCTCGGAGACGTAGCCGTGTTCAAGCCTGACGAACTGGGCGTGAAAGTACCTGCGCTCGCGAAGGCCGACACCCACTGGTTTGACGAGCGCGAATGGCCGGACGGTTGCGGTGCTGTCCGCGTCGGTAAGCGCAAATCCGGCCGCACGCTCGATGGTGTCGAGCACAACGCGTTTCCAGAAATCGAAGTTGCGACAGTCAGCGTTAGGCACAGCGCCGCGCCTTCTGCACTCACCCCCTAACGTCCAAAACGAAAGGCCACGGGAATGATCAGCCAAACGACGGCATCAAAATACGTCTCCGTTGAAGCCAAGGAACTGGCCTCAGCGCTCAAGCTCGCGAACTCGATTATCGAGGTGCGGAACACCATCCCGATATTGAACGACGTTCGCCTCAACTTCGGAAAAAAGGGTTTGTCGGTTGAGGCTACCGACCTCGACTTGCATGCAACCATCCAAGTCGACGAGGTCGAGGGCGCCGGCACCTGGTCGCTGTGCATTCCCGCTCGGTTCCTTGCTGCCGTAGCATCTGCCGCAGGAACAGGGTGGGTGCACATCGAGCCCGCTCAGGTCGAGACGAAGAACGAGAAGACAGGTGCGACGTCGATCCGACACAACGCCGAAATCCGTGTTGGCGTCGCCTCTTACACAGTAGAGGCTCATGCGCCAGAGGACTTTCCGACCATAGCAGGCGACAAGGCTGGCATGGTCGAGCGCTTCACCAACGGTCATTTCGCGCTTGCGCTCAAAAAGGTGTCTGGCTGCATCTCGACCGAGGAGACGCGCTATTACCTGAATGGTGTCAACTGGGCGTCCACGCCCAACGGCAGACGCATGGCCGCGACAGACGGTCACCGCCTAGCGCTCTGCAGGTACGCGGCAAACGAAGACGCAACCGCCTTCAACTACATCATCCCTCGCAAAACCGTGGGCGTGATTTCCCAGCACCTTGCCAACGCCGACGTCGAGATCTTCTCCGTCAGCAACGGCAACAAGATCATCGAAACCGTGCTTGAATTCAAAGGGCCGGGTCTCGTTCTGAGAAGCAAGCTTATCGACGGAACATTCCCCGACATCGAGCGGGTGATACCGAAAGAGTTTGCCCACCGACTTGAGATCCGGACCGACGAGATGCTGCCGGCGATCCGGCAAGCCACTGCTATCGGCGGCTGGCGCGGTTCAGCCATTCGGCTGCACGGTGTTTCAGGTAAGCTTCATGTGGAGGTGAAGAACGAGGAGCTTGGCACAGCCAAGGTGTCCACCTCGTGCGATTGGCCGGAAGACCTCGCGCCGATCGGCGTCAACAGCCGGTACATGGCCGACATGGTGAAGCGCTGCCAGGGTTCCGTCGCGATGCAGCTGAATGGCGATGGTGGACCAATTGCCCTCGCCGATCAGGATCCGGAAATGACCCGGCTCCTCATGCCAATGAGGGTTTAGACATGAACGAGCAATCGGGACCAATCCGCCGGTTTCGGAGGGCGGGCGAATGAGCAGCTCACGCGCGAAGCAAAATCGACCTAGCCGCCGCTTGACGGCGGTGTACCGTCGCGGTTTTGAGGATGGCAGACGCGTCGCACTCGACGCCGCACTGTCCGCTGCGGAGCCGGTCAGCCCTGCAATAAAAGCAATTGCCGCAGAGCGCCGCCGTCAGATCGAGCAGGAGGGCTGGTCTGCGGATCATGATGACGCACATTGCGACGGGAGCATCGCCCTCGCGGCAGCCTGCTATGCGATGTTTGCTGCCGTCAGTGACAACGCGCGCAGATCAACGCAACTGCCGCGGAGTCTGACAAATGACGGTCAGGCTGTAGAAGGCTGGGCGGCCTTTCTGTCGATATGGCCTTGGGAGCGACACTTCTGGAAGCCCACTACCCGTGTACGCGATCTTGAAAAGGCTGGGGCGCTTATCGCCGCCGAACTAGACCGCGTTATCCGCGCTGCAGCACCCGCAAAGCAGGAGGGCAAGCGCCAATGAATGAGGAGCAGCTCCAGATCCTCCAGCATTCCCTTGGCCTCGACGAATACGGACGAGGTACGTTCTATCGCAACCACTTCGTTACCGGCGAGGGCAGCGCGGATTACGCCAACTGCGTGGCGCTGGTTGAGGCCGGATATATGGGCGTTCGCAAGTGCCATCCCCTTGCCGGCGGCGACGACGCTTTCTGGGTCACCGAAGCCGGGAAGCGTGCAGTTCGTGAGCATAGCCCGACGCCACCAAAGCTCACGCGCGGGCAACAGCGATACCGGGATTGGCTCAGCTACGACGGGAGCATGTCCTTTATCGAATATGCGAAATGGAAGTCGCGGCAGCAGCGGCAGGTAGGTGCTGCGTAATGAGCCGCCGCCAGTCTATCCGCGAAAAGATCATGAGCCGTGTCAGCGTTGATCCGGTCACGGGCTGCTGGCTTTGGACAGGCCCAACGTCCGGCACCAGCGGGCGCGGCCACGGCTACCCTCGCATGTCGCTTGGAGGCCAAACCGTCGCGGTGCACATCGCGATGTGGACCAACGAGCACGGATACATACCCGGTAAGAAGGAGCTGGACCACAAGTGCCGTAACCGGCTGTGTGTAAATCCGGATCCTGAGCATCTGGAGATGGTCACGCGCAAACAGAACGCCATGCGCCGTGAGCAGGCTCGACGGATGCGGTGCGAGGAAGTCGAGGCGGGCAATCCATGAACCTCGACGAAGCCAAACGCACCTACCGCGAAGTTAAGGAGCTTTTGCCACTCGTCTCTGACGAATGGGAGCGGACTTACAATCCCGCGACCAGCCAGGTCGAAATCTGCCAGCGCGATGACATGACCGGCGAAATCTTTCCGATCGTCATCATCCGCCCGGATTGCCCATACCACGATGGACAGCTCGTCGAGAAATCGCTGACGTATTTCCGCGCGCTGATGATGGTGATTGATGAAGCCTTTGCGAAGATCCGCAGGCTGGAGGGCCAACAGCGACCGGCGCAAACTCCGCCGCAGCCCAAGGAAAAGGACTTCCCGGCAGAATGCGCGATGCTGTGCGGAAAGCAAGATTTCCGGCACTACCTCATCCAGTGTCACGATCTCACAGACGCGGGAGACGACGAGCGCGTCAACACTCGCGTGCGGCATATTCTTAACATCCGCTCCAGGGCCGAACTGAAAACAGACCACCAGGCCGCTGCGCGCTGGAAGCGACTGCGCCGTGATTACTACGCATGGAAGGACGGCAGATGACCGTCTTTACCTACCAGGGTGTCACCATTGAGAGACTTGAGGAAATGCTCGTGTTCGCCGCCAAGGTCGTCGACGCCAAAGGGCCGATTGCGCAACCGTTGCTAGACCGTGTCGAGCGTGAGTATCTAGCGGCAATAGAAGCAAAAAAGAGAGGCTCTCAAAGCGACCGCATCCGCAATCTGATAGGAGCCACTCGGGCTACAATTTAGATACAAAAATGTCTACACAACGCCCGCACTATTCTGAGAACGCATCATAACTAATTGATTTTCATAACCAAGGTTATCGCGAACCAGTTGGATCCCACACCGGCCCGGGGAGCCATTTTTCTCAAAAGCGTGTCAGCCGAGCGAAGTGCAGCTGCAATTCGCCCGGCGTGAACTGGAAGTTTTCGTGACTTCCTGCTGTGCGGCCGTCAAGCCATCAGCTTTTCTTGACCGCCCGTTTTGTTGCCTTCGTGGCGTTGGTCAATGCCGGTGGATCGCTGGCCGGAAAACTCTCCTCAAGGCTTTCGGTCAAATCGTCTTCCTTGTTCTTGTCCGTGGATTTCTGCTCTTTCTCCAGCGATTTTACCGCAGGAGATTTTGCCTTTGTCGAATTGGCTTTTTTCGTGGGCGACTTTTTTGCAGGCCCCTTCTCCCCTGACGCGGTGGCGGAAGCGGACTTCTTCACGCCATTTCCGCTTTTGGGTTTTGCCGGTTCCGCCTCCGCGGAGATTTCCCGTTCCGCCTCGATCCAGTGTCTTTCATGATGCCCGTCGGGTCTTCCTTCCCTCTCCCATATTGCGCGCGCTTTTTCACGGATTGCGGCTTCGCGGTCGTGGCTCATAACGGACCTCCCTCTTTGCGTTGCACCAGCTTCAATTGTGCCATTGAAAAAACAAAAAAAGCCAGAGTTAGTTCCGCATCGACCTGCGACGAATGAGCATTTTGGCGAGAAAGGGAACCGGCATCGGCTGCCGAGCGTTTGGCCTGCAGAAACCAGCAGGAGATCGCTTCATGAACACCCCGCAGAAGCCGAAACCCGAACCGCTTGATATTGAAGACGACGACGTTGCGCGTTTCGAGACAGACAGCGAGTTGAAAGACAAGGAAGGCGAGATTTATCCGGACGAGAGCATGAACCTGCGTGCACGCCGGCAGGCTGCAAGGCAGCACGAGGATGCTTTCATTGTCGCCACCGATCTGGAGGACGACGACCAGCGCGAGGCGGCGCCAGGCACGAGAGAACAGCCTTAAAAGGAAAAGGCGGGTCGAGGCCCGCCTTTATCAAGGGAATGCAGGGAATTTATCGCCGAACCGAAACGATGGCCTTGCGGTTGAAATTCGAGACCTGCACCCTGCCCGATTGGTTGCCGCCCAGGATTTGTGCGGTCTTGCCGCTCATGCTCTTTAGAATACCAGCATGATATCCCCGGCCGTTGCGGATGACGACGACATCACCGGGCTTTGCCTGGCCAACCGGGACGGCATAACCGAAGGAACTCCAGGATTTCGCAAATCCGTAGGATTTGGGTGATTGCCGGCCGGCCTTGCTGGCTACGGCATGCAGGAAAAGGCCGCACCACGGCGTACTTCTCGGATTTGCCCCAAGAATGTTCTTGAGGCTCTTGTTGTTCTTGGACTCATGCAGCCCGGTGTATTTCTCAGCCTGGTTCAGCATGCCAGCCGAGGCCGGTGCCACGACTGTAAAAGACAAGGCAACGGATAGAATTAACGCGGATACTCTCAAACGTCTCGCCCTTATGTTAGCGGGCGTTCGTGTATTGTGACAATTTAGCGACAATTTGACGAGAAATGGGCAGAAATCAGACGCCTATTCATGCGGGCTGATCTGTCATTGCTTCAGAACAGGCTGCCCTGCGCATCATCCGCACGGCTACGGCCGGCATTTTCAAGGTCCAGCATCCGCAATTTGGTAGTGGTTCCGCCCGGTGCGGAGAAGCCGCCAAGCCTGCCACCTGCGGCAAGGACCCGGTGACACGGAATGATCAGCGGCACCGGATTTTTCGCCATTGCCTGGCCGACGTCGCGTGCTCTCTCCATGCCAAGACCGAGTGTCTTCACGATGCCGCCATACGTCGTCGTGTTGCCCCAGCCGACCTGTCGCGCGACGGCATAGACGTCGAGAAAAAATCGTTCCTGCCCGGCGAGATCAAGGTCCACGGCCTTAAAATCGATTGCCTCACCGCCGAAATAACGGGTGATCATCGCAATCACCTCACGTGTCCGCGTCTCGGGAACGGCGATGGAGGCGGACGGCAGGCGCTTCTGAAGGAGCTTTTCCGTTTCGCCGGCGTCCGCTCCCGGCAATTGCAGACGCACGATACCTCGCCCCGCCCATGCGAGGCCGCAATGGCCAAGCGCCGTTGGAAAAACAATATAGCCGTAGTGGCTGCCCATCACCGTCACTCATTCGCCTTTACGCCTGCACGATGCCATATCCCGCATTCGAAACAACCCGTTTCCTGCCACACAACAAAAAAGGCCACCCGTTTTGGGCGGGTGGCCTTTCACACGTCAGTTCCAAAATCGGCTCAGGATGCGATTTTTTCCGGCTCCTCAACGAGGCAACGCGCCTGCCGGCTGGCGGCGACGAAGGCCGTGCGGGCTATCTCTCCCCCCACATCGCCCATGAGCGAGGCGCGGCACAGGCGAAGCGCCTGTTCGTGCGCCTTGTCTCCCCGCTCGGGCCACTCATGCTGGAGAAAATCGAAGGCTTCGTAAACGCCTGTGAAAATTCGAGGGGCACCGTTTTCAAGGGAGATGGTAACGGGCTTTTCCCACTTAACGTCATTCAGCAACAT